AGCTTCTAGACTTTGGTAACATGGGACACGAACTGTTCCGTCGTTGGTATACTGATGGTAGACTATTCTACCACGTTATCATCGATGACAAGTCTCCTCAAAAAGGCATTCAAGAGCTTAGATATATTGACCCGCGCAGAATTCGCAAAATCCGTGAAATTCAGAAAGCAAAAGATACCGAATCAGGTATGGAAATCATCAAGAGCATGAAAGAATATTACCTCTATAATGAAAGAGGTATGATTGGTGCTCATTCCAACTTAGGCACAAAGATTGCCATTGACGCTGTTGTTAACGTCAACTCAGGTCTAATGGATTCAAAGAGAGCAATGGTTCTCTCATATCTTCACAAGGCAATCAAACCACTTAATCAAGTACGTATGGTAGAAGACGCAACAGTTATCTACCGTCTCTCACGCGCACCTGAGCGTAGAGTATTCTATATTGACGTTGGTAATATGCCAACAATCAAAGCCGAACAGTATCTCCGCGATGTTATGGTCAAGTATCGTAACAAACTTGTATATGATTCCAGCACTGGCGAAATCAAGGATGATCGTAAGCATCTTTCCATGCTTGAAGACTTTTGGCTGCCTCGTCGTGAAGGCGGTAAAGGTACCGAAATTACAACTCTACCAGGCGGTATGAACCTTGGAGAGTTAGAAGACGTTAAGTATTTTGAAAAGAAACTATACAAAGCTCTTGGTGTTCCCATGTCTCGTTTGGAACAATCTCAAGGATTCTCTCTTGGTCGTTCAACAGAAATCACAAGAGACGAACTAAAGTTTACAAAGTTCGTTAATCGTCTTCGTAATAAATTCTCTACACTATTCGATGAACTACTCAAACTTCAACTTGTGCTTAAAAAGATTTGCACCGAAGAAGAATGGAAAGAATTTAAGGAAAATGTTTGGTATGACTTTAAGAAGGACAACAACTTTACCGAACTTAAAGAAGCTGAACTTCTTCAAAATAGAATTACAACTCTTCAGTTAGTTGATCCATACGTTGGTCGTTACTATTCGATGGCATGGGTTCGCAAGAATGTTCTTCAAATGGACGATGATGAGATTGAAGAAATCATGCAGCAAATCGAAGAAGAAAAGGCTGCTAATACACCGGTCGATGAGCAAGGTAATCCACTTCCTACAGATGAAATGGGTAATCCATTACCGCCTGCTCCACCACAGCCAAATATTGTTCCGCCAACGCCTCAAGAAGGTATGATGCAACAGTATATGGCGCAGCAAGGTGTACCACCTGAACAACAACCAGTTCAAGATGGAACAGGTAAAGATACTATGGATCCTCTTGATATGGGAACAAACTCAACATCAAGAAAGCAACGCTTTGTAAATGATACTTTGGAGCCTGTTCGTTGAAGAAGTTTGGTGAATATCTGGATGAAAGTTTAGCACTTCAAGCAAAGTCCGAACCTAAATCTGCGGCTGCTAAAGAGGCGCGTAAGATGGGTTTAACCTATATGGGTTTTGGTCGTTATGCTGATAGAAAAGGTAAACTTGCATATCTAGTGCATGACGATAGACTTGTTCCATATAAAAGCGAACAAGATGTTGATGATATGCATTATAAGGCTTACACAGCACAAGAGAGTCAACCAGTAGTTAAAAAGAAGAACATAAGTCCAACTGCTAAAGGGCAACCAGTACAACCAAGTAAGGCCGATCTTCTTAAAAAAGATGCTGATTTCTATACCGGCGTTAACTCCAAAAGAAGTAAAGAAGACGCTAAAATATTAAAAGACCTATACAAAGATGCTAATGCGGTAGATAAAGAACTTTTTAAATTTTATCAACCAAACATGTTTGATCAAACAGAATTACAAGCCATTGAACAGTATACAGCCGATGGATACGCTGCTATAAACAGATACCTATATAAAGGCCATGATGAAGGCGCTACAAAAGAACAAGATGATGAATTAAATCAGACGATAGAAACTTTAGATTCTGCTTTTGAAGAAACACAAACACCATTTCCATATACTGTATATTCGGGGTTAAGCTCTCGTTATAGTGCAGATAAGTTTCAGCTCGGTGGCGAATATGTTTTTAGAGGATACGTTTCCACATCACTAGATTTCAATACTGCTATTGGTGGATTTGCTGATGTTGGAAGTTCGGATCAACCAGTTGTATTACAGGTAGAACTTAGAAAAGGTCAAAAAGCAATATATCTTGATGCTGTTTCAGCCAATTCGGGCGAAAGAGAAACGCTTCTTCCAAGAGGATCAAAGATTAAAGTCATATCAGGACCCCACACACTCGATTCAAATCTTTTTACAGATGCTTACGGAACTAGTTCAATTGCGCTATTTCACTGCACAGTTATAGAAGATCAATAAATATAATACCAATTGTTTAGGAGAACAAACATGTCGATTAAAAGAGCATTAGACAACATTCTAGAAGGCAATCTGGATGAAATGCGTCAGAACTTTTCTTCTGCTTTGACAACCAAAGCCGTTGAGAAGCTAGAAGAGCGCAAAATTGAAATTGCCAAGAACTACTTTGGTCAGATGCAAGAACAAGCGAAACAGATTGATGAAGCTTTACCAGTAAAGTATTTTGCTCGTCCTTTGCCAGATAATAAACCGCTTGGTAAATTTGACGATGTTGTAAAAAATGCGATGAAGAGTGCAAAGAAAACTGATGTAAAGAAGAAGAAGTAATATAACATGAACAACATCAAACAGATCCGCGAGCAATTCGATTTAATTACTGAAAAAGAAGAGAAGGAAGACCGTAAACTTTCCGCTCTTGTTCGTGCTGGTTTGTATGATGCTAAAAAACTTCCTGCTTTAAAACGCGCTCTTGATAAGTCGGCAGATAAGATTACTTCTCAAGAAAAGCGTATGCTTATTAATCTTCTTGATTCTCTTATCTCACAAGTTGTTAGTGATGAACAAGTGTATCGTAAAGTTAGACAGAATGTTCATACTGTGTCCGAAGCTAAGATGGACACATATTCCAAATTTGATCCAAGATATAAGCCTGGTTGGCCTACAGATAAAGAAATGCCATCGGTCCTTATCTTAAAAAGAAAGGCTATTAGAGTGTACCCAGATAATCAAAAAGTTGCTTTGTATTACTCACAGGCTTTAGACAAGTATGTAACAATTCCATACAACGATATTCAAGTTGGTTTAAACGAAGCTAAGAAACCTAAAGACGAAGAAGAAGATAATAAGAAAAAAAGAAGAGTGGCAACTTCTAATTCCATGAGAGCTAAGATTTTACCAAAGAAAGTTGATCTTAGCAAAGGTATAGACGCCGCTCAATTACTCAGAAAGACTGGAAAATATAAAGATGTTTCCACAAGACTTAAAAGTCTAGATGGACATCTTGCTGGCGGTAAAGCTGGCGTTGTAGCAAACGATTTAGCTAGAAGAGCATTATTGAAGTTTTCACGCTCACGCCGTAATAAGAATAAGCCTTCATCTAGTCAAAGTGCGCCAGAGTCTGCGCCTAATCCATCTTCAAGCAGCGCACCAACTCCAGCGGCTGCGCCAAAAGAATCGAAATCAGAAAAGGTAAAGCCTCCTAAAACAAGAAGCAAAGAAGAAATGGAAAAACAAGCCAGAAAAAGTCCAGGAGTTGTTCGTTCCGCGAGCGCGCAAAGTGCGGCAAAAAGAGTTGGCGCTAATATAAATGTAGAAGAAAATTTTAAACTCAATCTGCAAATGATTAGAGAATCGAGACAACTTGAAGAGGGCGCTGCCAAAGATTTTGTTTATAAAGACTTAGACAGCGATTCTTGGGCTTCATTTGGAAAAGACATGGCGCCTGGTATTGGCACAGAAAGAGCTAGAGAAAGAACTTCAAGAGCTTGGAAAAAAGGCAACTACGGCTCAGCGGCATTAAATGCGCTTGATACTGCTGTTAGTGGTGCATCAGATGTAGCACTTGCTTCCGGTATTGGTGCTGGTGCTGGTGCTCTCATTAAAGGAGCAAGAGCAGCGGTTAAAGGTGGAATAGGAGTAGGTAGAAGACTTATTTCCAAGTATGCTGCTAAAAAAGCTACCAAAGAAGCTGGCCAAAAAGCTGCTAAAGAAACTGGTAAAGAAGCCACCTCAAAAGCTGTTAGAAAAAATAAAGGCGGTAAAAATAGAGGGGCAGGTAGAGCAGCAAGGTTGGCTTCTAGATTTATAGGTTCAGGTTCGGGTTCAGGAAATGATTCAACTGCTTCAGCATCTAAAGATGTAAATTATAAGTTTGGATTAAAACCAAGTACAGGTAACTCATATACCCAAGCTCAAACTAGAACTGTCCAAGACACAAAAGATAAGATTCAGAATAGAAGAGCTTTAGGTCTTGAAGAAGTTGCTAGACACGAATTTAGATTAAAAGCAAAGTCACTCAAGTCTAACAGAAATCCTGGTAGGACTGCTCAAGATGTAAAAGATGATATTGCCAGAAGAAAAGCATTAAACACGCCTATGGTAAATGAATCCAACGTATTAAATGCAATCAAGTCAATTGTTGAGAACAATATTCCAGAACAAAAAATTCAGTTTAACGAAAATGAAATTACTATAAATAATACAGTAGCAAAGAAGTTATTGACCGTATACGAATCAATCAACAAAACAAACAAAAAGAAAATGGAACAAATGCTGAATGAAAGTGCTAGTTCATTTAACAAAGTTCTAATGTTCGCAGTAAGGCAGTAAAAGATGGCAAATATCCGAGAACAAAAAATTATTGATAGCAATAAAAGAGCTTTAATTAAGTATGTTATTATTGCTGATGGTTCACAGAATTCTAATACAGTTTTAGTTAATGTATCAACATTAGCATTTGCGCTGAATGCGAACGGTTATATTATGCAGTCAGGTGTTCATCCAAAGACTAAGTATAATACCACCATCAAGCGTGTCTATGGACAAGTAGCGGCTGCTAATGCAAAGATGAAGCTGCAATGGCAAGGTGCTGCTAACTCCGAAATCGTTACATTTGGAGCAGGATCATTTGATTATGATTTCCAAAGTATGGGTGATGGAGCAACAATTCCAAATCCAGAAACAAGTTCAAA